CAGCAGAGTCTTACTATGTTGGTAACAGTCTGTCTTACATCATTGGTGAGTTGACAGAAACTCTAGAGGGTTACGACTACGCTAGAGATCTGGCAATCGCAGCAATGAGAAACTTCTCTTACTTGCGTACAGGAACCTCTACAACAGCATCCTCTGCCATTGTTGACATCGGTGATACTTCTGGTGTCGTTCAGGGTATGCGTGTTGCAGACTACGACCCATCACAATTTACTGATGGTAAGCTCAATAATGGTGCAACCCGTCCTGCATCTCCAGTAATTCCTAATGACACATATGTTAAGCGTGTTGTTAGTTCTACCGAGATTGAGCTTGGACAAAAAGCAACTTATTCTACTAAGAAACTAGTTGGTGATCGTAACGGAGATGCTCGTAACCTGATCCTAACTAACAAAAACTTTATTGCTAGAGAAGCATATGACCGTATGGTCCTAGACTTCCCTGGTTTTACCACACCAACTGGCAACTCACAAGATTGTATTGATGACATTGTAGATGTTATCGAGGCTGTTGCTGAGAACCTTGCCTATGGTGGTAACGATGAAGTATGGGATGCAGCATACCTATACGAGTCTGGAGCACATGTTGCTGGTGAAGAAGCTCAAACTGTTAAGGCATTTGAGTATGCACGCGACATGGCAATTCAGGTCATGCGTAATGAAGATGTGTTCATCTATGGCACGCATGGTCTAACTCAGACTAAGGATACATCTATCACCTATGTTGCACCAGAACTGGTACAAGACCGTAATGGTGACGCTCGTGATCTAATTCTTGCTAACAAGAACTTGATTGCTAATGAAGCAGTCGAGAGAATGCTTGCTAAGTATCCTACATTCACTGTCCCTGGTGGCAACATCAACTGTATTGATGATGTCGTAGATCTCCTAGAAGCAGTTGCAGACAACCTAGCATACGGTGGTAATGATAAGACATTTGATGCAGCATATTCTTATGTCAAGGGAGCACATGTAAGCGGCGAAGAACTACAAACACTATATGTGTTTGAGCAAGCAAGACTCATGGCAGCTCAGGTAATGAGGAACCAGAAGGTTCTAATTACTGGTGCTCATGGTCTATCTCAGACATTTGACACTACTATTACATACAATGCACCTGATTCTGTAACGGATCGTGGTGGCGATGCTCGCAACTTGATTCTTGCTAACAAGACAATGATTGCGAACGAGGCATACGCTCGTATGATCGCAAACAATCCTAGTTTTGTTCCTCCTACTGGTAACACTCAGGACTGTGTTGATGACATTGCAGATCTCGTAGAAGAAGTTGCATACAACACTGCATTTGGTGGTAACGATAGAGTATGGGAAGTTGCTGATCTATATCTAACTGGCGCTCATGTCGCTGGTGAAGAATCTCAAACTATCGAAGCATTTAATCATGCTCGTGACATCATGGTAGATGTCATGAGAAACCAGAAGGTTCTCTTGATTGGTGCTGGTGGTTCTAACCGCGCAGCTGATGCTAAGAACTTGATGATTTCTAACAGAAATCTGATTGCTGCTGAGGCATATGCAAGAATGCTTGCAGAAAATCCTGGTTTCACTACACCAACTGGTGACCCACAAGATTGTATTGATGACATTGTAGATTTCGTTAATGAGATTTCTTACAATGTGGCATACGGTGGTAATGATAAGACTTGGGACATGGCAAACCTGTATGTTCAGGGTGCTCATGTTGCTGGTGAGGAAGCTCAGACTGTCAAGGCATTTGAATTTGCTCTCAGTCTGATGACTATGGCAATGAGGAATGAGGAGATTCTAATCCTTGGAACTCATGGTTTCACTCAGGTCTATGACACTTCTATCACTGTCAATCCTGCAACTCCTATCAACAATAAAGCAGGTGATGCTCGTAATCTAGTTCTATCGAACAAAGATTTCATTGCAGAGATTGCACTGGGCAGAATGCTCGCTCAGTATCCTACATTCAATGTTCCTACTGGAAACAACAATGACTGCCTAGATGATATCAAAGATGTTATTGATGTTGTTGCACACAACCTAGCATATGGTGGCAACGACAGAACATGGGATGCTGCTAACTACTACGCAACTGGTGCTCATGTAACTGGTGAAGAAACTGAGACTATCTACGCTTTCAACCAAGCGAGAGATATGATGATTCAGGCAATGCGTAATGAGACCATCACTGTTGGTGGTCACACAGGTCTGACTCAGGTAATTGACAGTTCAATCACAACTGATACTAACTCTCCTCGCTGTGCAAATGAGGCTGCTAGTATCACTACTCTAGTCAATATTCTTACATCTAGTATTACAAGTCAGGGCACTTACCTATACAATGTAACACGCACTAACTCTGTCAGCTCTTGTGATGACATCCAGTCTAGCATTGCTACCCTTGGACAGATTGTAGTTGATGCTGTCACCACACCATCTAGTCTAGGTAGTGTAACTAAGACTGCATCACAGTACAGACATGGTTACACTCAGTCATTTGATAATTCTATTACATATGATCTACCAGATCCACTCGTAGATCGTAATGGTGACGCTCGTAATCTAATCGTTGCTAACAAGTCATTCATTGCAAATGAAGCATATGCAAGAATGCTTGCAGAGAACCCTGGATTCACAACTCCTACTGGTGATCCACAGGACTGCATCGATGATATCATTGACTTTGCAGAAGAGATCTCTTACAACCTAGCATTTGGTGGTAACGATCGTACATGGGATATGTCTAATCTCTATGTCACTGGCGCTCATGTTGTCGGTGAAGAGAGTGAAACTGTACAGGCATTTGAGTATGCTCGTGACCTAATGATTCAGGTGATGAGAAACGAGGATGTTCTAGTCACTGGTTCACATGGTCTATCACAGACTAAGGACACCACGATCACATACAACGAACCAACTCCTGTTAACAATAAGTTAGCTGACGCTAAGAATCTAATTCTTGCTAACACCAACTTCATTGCAGAGATTGCGTTCGGTAGAATGCAGGCAAACAACTCTGGTTTCACTGTTCCAACTAACAACAATGTAGACTGCATTGATGATATCAGAGACATCATTAAAGTTGTTGCACATAACCTAGCATTTGGTGGTAATGATCGTACATGGGATGCCGCAAATCTATATGCAACTGGTGCTCATGTAGCAGGCGAAGAGACTGAAACCATTGAAGCATTCAACGAAGCTCGTGACATTATGATTCAGGTCATGAGAAATGAAGATGTAACCGTTGGTGGTCACACATCTCTAACTCAGACTAAGGATCTAACTATCACTGTTGATCAGGCAAGTCCAACATGTCAGCAGGCAGAGGCATCTATCACATCGCTAGTTCTTCTGCTTACTAATACAATTACTACTCCATCTTCACTCTATTCTATCCCCAGAACATTCTCTCAGGGACCATGTGATGATGTAAGATCTGCTATCACTACACTTGCTGATATTCCTATCAATGCAGTTACAACTCCAGCGTCTCTCGCTGGTGTAACTAGAACTGTTTCTGCTGGTTCCTGTGAAGATGTAAGATCTTCCATCACCACACTGACTCAGATTGTAACTGATACTATCGCAGGTAACATTACTCTATATGATCTTGCGAAGACTGCATCTGTTGGATCATGTGAAGACACTAGAACTACTATCAACACTCTGTTCAAGATTGTAGAAGATGCTGTTGCAACTCCTACTTCTCTAGGCAGTGTAACTAGAACTATCTCTAACGGTTCCTGTCAGGACATTGCATCTGGTATCACTACACTGTTCAAACTTGTCACTGATACTATTGAGAACCCTGGATATATTGACAGTGTTGCTAGAAATCCAGTTCCTCTCGGTCTAGAGTTTGGTCCTTCTATCAATGCGAATAGCTCCAGCACCAACTCTTACCTATACTTCACACTAGATGCTGGTGTATACAGTAGCACCACACCTACAACTGACGAGACAATCACTCAGCATACAACATATCCTGAGTGTGTTGATCAAGCATCTACTATCCGTCAGTATTTTGCAAACATCTCTACCATTATTCAGACTGGACTAGCATCTGTTGCTCGTACTGAACCATCACAGTTAACTACAGAACTTGCTGCTAGAGCAACTGTATGGACTCTGGATAACAATGGATCTAATCCACATAATCTAGAGACTGGTACTCCTGTAAGACTTGTGCCTCGTCCACGATATGATACTGTAACTAATCAGTATGTCGATGTTGACAAGCGTCTTGTCAGACTACCAAATGGTTTTGAAACTAACGAACTGTACTATGTAATTGCTCCTGGCAGAAAAACTAGACCAGAAGATTACTCTAATATCGGTGCGTTTGATGGTTCAGATCAAACTAAGATCATGCTCGCAAGCAGCAAAGAGAACGCTGCTGCTGGTATCTACATTCACTCTGCTGAGGTTGAGGATATCAATCCTGATGTTGAGATTGACATCTACAACTTTGTTCTTGATGATAGATATGATCTACACCAGTATAAGTGTGAACTGGATGGAGTCAGCAACACTAACATCAGAACAGATGTACCACACATCTTTGATGTACCATTCCCTAACATCACTGGTCACACAGTATTCTTCAAACCAAATGAAGGTGGTGACCTACCACTAGTAGGTTCTGCATATGCATCTGATCCTACTGTTGCTGATGGCAACGGTAGACTCCGTGACAATGTATACTTCTTTGCTCGTTATATCAACGCAAAGGTATTCACCATCTATAAGACTAAGGCAGATGCTGAGGGTGGTGTAAATGAAATCACATTCCAACCTGGAACCTATGACTTCAGCGTCTTCGCTAACAAGCGTGAGTCGCCTATGAAGTTTGATCCCGCTTACACCAACCCTGGAACTGCTCCAGTAATCTATGGTAAGTGGTATCTACAAGTTGAGAACGATCTAGGCACTGATCAGATCATCGGTCGTATCAGAGAATATGCTGATGGTATTGATAAGACTAACGATTCCTTCTTCGAGCGTATTAAGGATGAGCGTGAGGCAACAGATAGAATCTATCGCTTGCGTTATGTCATTCCATCTTATCTGCAGTCTGCTCGTGATCCTATCAATGGTTTCACAATCAAGACTAGAACTGACGAAACAAGAAAACTAGTACCACAGAAACTGGTACTGAAGCCTGTATCTGGTAATGTAACCAAGGCGAGATTCTTCAACCCAGTTCAGCAGAATGAAGTCATTGGTGTTACTCAGTCTGAATTTGACAATCTAAATCTAGATCCAGCAGTTGAGTATGATCCATTCAGAAAGGATCTGATTGGTACTGTACAGTACGCTAAGAAGATTGAGACTCAGAACTATGTTGCCATGACTATTCAGTCTGGTAGATACTTCACTGAGCAAGCATCTGGCAATGACTACTTAGAACTGACTGTCATCAACCCTGAGATCACTAACACTGGTCTAATCAATGAGACATTTACTACAATTAAAGTTACTGCACCTCAGGGTGGCAACTTTGTTGCAGATAGAACTCAGTCTTCTGATGCAGTAAACCGTGTTGAATGGTTCGGTAACTCTTCTGGTTATGGTTATCTACATGCTATCACAAATGTTCCTGGAACATCTGACTGGTACATGATCCTTAAGGGTGTTGTAGGTGCTCTCGCATTCGACACTATTGAGAATATCAGAATTGGTCAAGGTGCTGCATTCTCCGATCTACTTGCAGACCCTGACTTTGGTAAGTCTCTTGTTATTAAGGAACTAATCCGTAAGAACTATCCAGAATATTACTACAGACAGAACGGAGCACCAGTTTATACTGTAACTCCTGGTGATATCATCGAAGACGATGCTGGTATTCAATACTACATTGACTCTGTAACTGATGTTGGTGTTATTGATGACACATTCTACATCTTTGATGTTGAAGAGGTACAACGCCGTATCTTTGGTCAGCAAGATGGTATCTACTATCTAACTGCTGTTCGTGGTAACATCTCACCATTCCCACAGGGTGCTGGTAACCTAGGCAACTTCAGGAACTTTAAGTTCTCTCAGCCTATCAGCAAACTGTATCCACTCAACTACAAGAACGATCCTCTTTGGTATCAGAAACTGGATGCTACATTGGTTGATCCTCCTGCAACATACTCTGCTGCAGACAACTATGTACACGGTCTTGTAAGAGTTAACGACTTCAAGGGATCGATGACTAAGGAGGCAATGATTGACCTCCTAGCAACACCTGCACTTGAGGGTAATTCTTATACTCAGGTCAGCTCTACTGTTGATAACAGACTGATTGCACAGGCAGGTAATGCTGCATCTGGATCTGAGGATCGTAAGATTCCTATTGCTGGTGACAGCACAGTCATGAGTGATCAGCGTTACTATGTTGAACTCCGTAGACCATCTATCGCTCGTGCTGGTAACCACACCTTTGAATACCTAGGTTTCGGTCCTGGTAACTATTCAACTGGTCTACCTGCTCGTCAGGAAGTTGTACTCACACCAACTCAAGACTTCTTTGCACAATCTAAGAAGCAAGATGGTGGTCTAGTATTCTACACTGGTCTGAACTCTAATGGTGACCTATACATCGGTAACCGTAAGATTGACGCTATCACTGGTGAAGAAGAGTTCCTAGAATCTGCACAGTTGGTTGACTCCGCTGATGATGATGAGGATCTCGGCAACCTAGTTACGACATTTGACACTCCTGTAACATTCAACGAATACATCACTGTTAACGGTGGTGATGCACAGGATCGTCGTAGCACATTCAACTCTCCTGTCCTAATCAATGTTCTTGGTAGTGTAAGAGAGTCTGCTCTCAGAATCTCCTCGTTCGTTGATCCTGCTATCGATGATGGATCTCTCGATAGATCTTCATTCCTCAGAAATCAGGAAACCGAAGGTGATATTGTCATTAGTCGCAATAAAATTTCCTCGGCAATTTTCCAGTTCAATAGTCGCAGGGATGGACAACCATATAAGATTCAAACTCATATTGTTGGTACAACTCCATCTAACATCACACCTGATCAAGCTGGCACATTTGATGCTTCTCAGATCGTACAATATGGTAATGCTGGTGCTCCACTCACAGGAGACATGCTACTCAAGGGTGGATTTGTTGGATCTACAGGATCTCTTGGTTGGATCTATGCAAACTTCTTTACCATCATTGGTAACCTGAATGTATATTCATTGACATTCAATAACACCAATGTGGTTACAATTGAGTGGGACGGATCTCTAACTAACGATCTACTTGGTATCACAACTGGTTCTGAAATCAGAATTGCTGGTGCATCTGATAGTCAGCTAGATGGAACTTGGCAGGTCATCGCTAATGGATTTAGTGGTAGTTCTAATACATGTCAATTTGCTATTAACAATGTCAAGAACAGTGTACAGGGTGACAACCCACGACTCTGGTCCTCTGAAGTTGCAGCAAATGCAAATATTAGAATTGAGTTCTCTAACTCCAACTGGAAAGAGTGGGGTGTACTTGGTGCTGAAGCACTAAGAACTAAGACTGACTCTATCGGTGAGTATAAGTTAGGTGTCAACACTGTTGTAAGAGCAGATCGCGATTCTTACATTGATAACTGGGTAGATGCTAATACTGAACCACAGGCAAACCTAGATGTTATGGGTAATGCTTGGATTAGTGGTTTCATCACTGATGACTTTGGAACACATTCTGCATATGCAGATCGCACCAAGACTCCTGTTGATGAGGCATTGTTGGTTGGTGGCATCTGGAATGCATCTGAAAGTGAAGCAACACTTCGTGTTGCAACAACCAATAACGGTCGTGTTGGTATCAATGTAACCAGAGCTGAACTTGATAGAGCACTAGTTGTTGATGGTGAGTCCAGATTCACTGGTGATGCTAGATTCCAACAGGACATTGAAGTTCATGGTGGTGGTGGTTCTAACACTGCTGAAATCAGAACAGATATTACTTCTGGACAGTTCAACTTCTTGATGAACAGTGGATTCACTGGTTCTGTACAACAAAGCGTTGGTGGAGTTAATGGTCTCAAGGTTGCTGGTTGGGTACAGAATGTAGAAGTTGCTAACGAAACAACTGCTGATCAGTTTATGAGCTTCGGTACGAAGTCTCTACACAGCAACATCTTTATTGGTACTACACCTGACACTCCTGCAACTAATATCTCCAAGGTTGAGATTGGTGGTGCATACAACAATAACGAGTCTCTATCCTACACTGAAGTTAAAACCAAGTCCTTCAAGGTCAATGGTGACTTCCAGTTAGGAACCAGACGCGGTATTACTGAGACTGTCAGACTATCTACCACTGCTGGTACAGTTAACTTCTTCTCTGACTCTGGTTCTGCATCTACTATTAACTTCGGTCTAAATGCATCTGAAGTTAATATTGCAGGTCAGGGTGGTAAGACCACTATCAATAACCAACTAGAGGTTATTGCATCTGCTGAGTTTAACGGCGATGTCAAGATTTGTGGTGGACTTGCATCCTTCGCATTTGAAGGTTTGAGAGGACAATCTGGATCTACAATCGTTGAGCACCAGAGTGGAGTTCTTGGACAATCTCAGTTTAACAAGAACATTGATATCCTCAATGTAAATCGCCTAGCGGTAACAGATGACGGATACAACCAGATTGATACTGCTGGTTCTGGTGATTGGGGTGGATCTGCATATCAGCAAGAAGTTACTAGTATTGGTGGCACACCAGTAGTTGAACCTCAGTTCCTACCCGCTCTATCTGGTGATGAGTTCTATCTACCACTGAAGAACTTACCAGAAGTTAATGGCGTACCATACTATCAGGAAAACAACTATCTGCTTATTGACAGTGCTGTTGTAGGATCTACTGGATATCCTGAATTTGTACAGATTGTTGAACTAACCAGAATCAACGCTGCTCCTTACTATATTAAGGTAAAGCGTAAGCCATTTGGTACATTCACTGGACAGTTAGAAAACCATCCTGATACAACTGCAATCTATAAAGTTAATGTTCAGTTTGATTCTACTTGGACTGAGCAATATCTAGATAACACTGGTCCTAAGGACAATGTATATCTTGCAGAATTTGGTGGTGCTCTGAATGAAGGTGACTATGTAATTGTTGATCGTGAAGATACAAATAGCGATGGCATCTTTGATCAGGGTGAAGTTATCAAGGTTGAGACATCTCTTGATCAACTAGTTCAGAAGTTTACAATTACTGACTGTGGTGATCCTACAGAAACTACGGTATTTGAGGTAGACACTGTAACTGGTGATACTTACATTGGCGGTGATGTCACACTTGAAGGTGGATTTAATCTCAAGGGTGGTTGTGGAACTACTCAGAAAGGTACATTCACTGGTACTATCACACCTGTGACTGGTACTACAGCAACATTCATGATCACTAATATTAGTGCTGCTGACATTGCTAAGGTATCGATCGGTGATGTAATCTCCTTCAATGTTGGTGGAATCGCTGCTGAAATGCAGGGCAACACCAGAATTACTGAGATTGGTACTGATTTCGTTAAACTAACGAAACCATTGATTCTAACTGCAACTATTAATAATGTAGTATTCAAGGCAGTAAGAAACCAGGAGTTTATTCTCACTAACGGTAGTGATCAGAATACTCTGTACTTTGACACCTGTAGTGCTTCTCTTGAGGTTGGTAATCAGTTCAGACGAATTGATATTAGCAGACTCACTCCATCTTCTCAGGATCCTGATGATACTGTAGCAGCATACTCTGGATCTGAGGATGATTATAATATTTTCTCTTATTGGGTTGATCCTGCTACCATCAACGCTGGTGGTCCAACCACTACTCTAACTGCACAAGCTGCAACTGGAGCTGTAGCAGGTTCTGTATACCTAACTGTTGCTGATCTTGGAACTGGATCTGGTCGATTTACAATCGACGATCTAATCATCGTTGGTAAGACAAGTCAAGTTGCTGATAAGGGTGTACCTTCTGGTTCTGATGATGTACAGTGGGAGATCATGAAGATCGCTGCTGTTGATGTACCTGGAAAGGTAATTCGTGCTCTACCAGCACAAGAAGGAACTACAGCACAAGCTCTAACTGATTATCCTGCAACTACAACAACTGTAGTTAGAATTCTCAAGCATCCTGAGTCTTCTCAGATGATTGATATTCAGGAGAGATCTCGTGATGTCGCTGGTGTTGCAACACCATATGTTTCTATGATCATCAACCGTGGTCATATTGTACAGACAAAACTTGATTACACTCAGTGGATTAGAATTACTGATGGAACCAATGATAATCTCTATCTAGTCAATGGTGGACTGCTTGGTAAGGTCCATACCAGCGTCATGGATGAGACACTCCAGAATGGTAACATCACTCATAGAAATGGTGATCTAGTTCTGAACAAGGACTTCACCATGAATGGTGGTAACATTCTGATCAAGGACTCTGTACAGAAGTCTAACATCTTGGTTGTTGAGAATGATGACGGTCACGCAGATCACTCTGGATCTATTTTCTTCGATGCAGGTGTTATTGGTAGAGGTAACATTACTCTCTATCCAACATCTTGTCCAGAAAATGTCGTCACAAATGCAGACTCGTGTCTCCCATCGTTTAAAGTCGATGTATTTGGTGATGGTTTAGTTGGTAACAGCTGGACAGTTGTAGGTTCTGCAGCAGAATCTCCACCTAAGACTCCTAAGTTAACTGTTGAGAACTTGGGTGTCAATGGTACTGACGAGTTTGTAATTAACCAAGACAATTCGATTGATGCATTCGGATATAGCAACTTCTATACCACATCTGGTGGTAGACATGCTCGTTATGTTTCCAGTGGATCTGATGCTGCTGATTTGAATCTAGATGTCAATATTACATACTTTGTCAATGTATCTGCTGACGACGATCTGGTTCTATTCCTACCTGAAAATGCACAAACTGGTGATAGAATCGAATTTATTGAAGTGGGTGGTAACCTAACCTACAACACATCTCTGATTATCAGAGCACTCGGAACTAGTGTAAGAGTTCAGGGTGATGCTCAAGGAACAACAATTGGACTGGGCGGATCCACACCATACGCATCTGGTGAACTGGTCGTACAGACTCCAAATGCAGCGTTCACCTTGATCTACCTAGGTGCATCGGATTCTCAAGGAACAATTGTTTCTTCCTCTGTAACTGGATGGTGGCTCAAGGAGATCTGATAAATGGCAGCAAACTACGGTAGACTAAAATCAACTAAGATCGCCCCCATTGGCACAATCATGCCATGGGGAGGTGGATCTAGAGTGGGGGAGCGTGCTGATAATGTTCCTCAAGGTTGGATTGTTTGTGATTTACAAGCACAGTTGTTGAATGCTGCAGATTATCCACTGCTAGCAAAGATCATAGGTAATACCTATGGTCCATTTCCTGAAGCAACTGACACTACATCGATTATCGGTGTTAACTTCGGTATTGTTAATGATTTTCCATACAACCCACCACAGGGTGTGTTGCACCATGACCCAGCTAAACATGTTGATCAATTTGCATTGCCAAACTTAAATCAACTTGCTTTGGTTGACATTGAGGCATCAAGAATGCCAACTGATGCATTACTAGAATTGGGAAATCTTATTAGTAAAAATGGTATTGAGGGTGATCTGCCAGAAACACTAGTAGAGGCATCTGTTGATATCACATTTGATGTTGAGCAATCAGATAACCTTGCTGGTAGAATTACTGGTATTACGATGGATGATCCGATCTATTTTGATACAGTATATGTTGTACCTAGAAAACTAGGTCTTGATCATATTGCACAACATACACATAGACCACTTGATGAAGATACACCATTTACTAGTGTGATTGCAACTGGTACTCCAGTTCAGGAATGGGATCCTCCAACGCCTCGACCAGCAAACCCAGTATCTAGTGTTGACCTAACTGGTAACAGAGGTACAGATAGTCCTGCTCACTCATTTACTCAGGGTAGTGGTGAAAGAGATATTACATGGTATGATCCTGATGATGGTGGAATTTCAGCACCACTTTTAGATAGTGCTGTACAAATCGGTCTTGCTAATGTCAAGGTGCCTTTACCACCTCCCAGTGGATCTAGAAACATTCCATCAAATAGTAAAATTGAGACTGGATATCAAGATGATTATAGTGCAGTTGTAAATGTACAGGCAGATGCCTTAACAGGTACATTCCCTCCTGCTGGTAGATACAATGGTAAGAGAAATTTCTATCCATCACCAGACATTCCAGACTATCACAGAGGAGCTCAGATGCCTAGTAGTTATGTCAGTGATCCTATTTACGATGTTGCTGCTGGTGATAAACAACCAATTAACTTAGCAGTAAATAATACATATGCTACAACACTAAACCATGCATTTGATAGATGGTTGGACAGTGGTCTTAGATCACACACTCATGATGCAATGGAAGTTACGATGTCAAGAGGAAGTCTATCTATTCCTACAAATGTGTTGGTGAATAATGTTTCAACTGGAACAACTATTCCATTATCTGTTGATACTGCGTTAAATATTACTATGAACCCTAACACACCATCACTCACAATGATGTACATTATCAGAGCGTTCTAACATGCCTGCATTTTACAACCGAGAGAGGGCAAGACTAGGTGCCTTAAGTGGAACTATTATATCGTTCCCAAAACAACTAACATCAACTGATCCTACATCTTCCAGTAATAGAGAACTATTGCCTGCTGGTTATTTGAGATGTGATGGTAGTGTCTTGTTTGCTACCGAGTATCCTATTCTAGCAGGTGTTCTTGGCACTGGTGGTGAGTGTAGATTTAAGAAACCAGATCAAAATCTAGATGATAATCAGTTTCAACTTCCTGATCTAAGAAACAAACATATCAGAGCAACAACTTCATCAAACATTGGTTTGTACAATGATCTATTTGTAGTCAATGATTCTGGTGATACTATTCCTAAAGCTGGTGTGGGTCT